GTATTCGATTCCATTATGAACCATCTTTACAAAATGACCTGCTCCAGCTGGTCCGCAATGTAACCAACCGTGCTCGGCAGATGTCTCCCAGCTAAGTGGGTTAGTTCTGTTAGTGCTCCCGATACCTGGGGCGAGGGCCCTAAAGATCGGAGAGCAAGCGGATACTGCAGTATTTGCACCGCCAACCATAAGACAATATCCACGCTCCAAACCGTAAACACCACCACTAGTGCCACAGTCAAGATATTGGATGCCCAATTTAGACAGCCTTTCTGCCCTGCGTCGAGAGTCTTTAAAATTGGAATTGCCATGATCAATAATAATATCGCCTTCCATACAAAATTGTAATAGCTCATTGAGTGTTTCCTCTACGGTTTCTGCAGGCACGACCATCATGAATATTCCTGGCACCTGGCCAGTCATTTCAGACCCCGTGTGGACTACTTTAACAAGGCCTTCCAAAGAAGTGGTATATCCACTGATATAACCCTCTTCATATTGCTTATTTGCTTTTTCAATATTTTTACGATAGCCATGTACTTCAATTCCTGCTTTGATCATACGACGGGACATTCCTTCTCCCATCCGTCCAAGTCCAATAATTCCAACTTTCATTTGTTTTTCAATAGATTTTCTACTTGTTTTCTTATGTCGGTCATTTTTTTATCTTCTCTTTCCGCATGTTTGTATCCGTGCTTTCCAGAGGCTATAAAATGACCTTGGCATATCATAGTTATACCAAAAATAAAAAGAGTAAAGACTCCTATCCATTCTACAAGGTTATTTTGAGCCATGGGAAAATAGGATCTATTACTCCAATGAGTCTAAGCAAACCCTCAGCAAAAAGTGCAAGAACAACCCAACCAACACACATACTGATAATTGAAGCATTACGATTATGTTTTCGTATGGCAGCATCGATCATCTCCTGAACTTCTTCTTTAGTTGTATAACTGACTGGCGGGTCTTTTTTAAATAAACTCATGTTACTAGCTCAATTGCTTTCATGAGCTCGTTTGAATGTTGTAACTCATCATTTAGTATCTCTAGGATTTTATCATCGTGACCATTTAATGCAAGATACTTACCGTAAGTTGTTGCTGCATGAACTTCTATTTCATAAGACAGATGGTATGCAGACTTAGGAGCCAACCAGTAATAAACCACATTGATCCAATAATAGATAAGTACGAGGTGTTTGGCCACAAAGCGATCCACCCAATAAGCATTACCGCTCCGACTCTCCATATATTCCAGATGTTCTGTTTCATTTACGCTCTGCTCAAAATGTTGTTTCATCAAATAAAGATGATCTGGTCCACGGAGTCCCATGCTCTCTCTAAGATGAAGCACACTTAAAAAAGCAAAATAAGGGGCTCTAGCAATTTCTTCTAATACCCAAAACCTCTGATAATCTCTACCTCGATAGAGGTAATCTAAAACGTCGACTGAAAATTTTAAAACTAGTGAATTAAGTTTTTTAATCATCGCAATCATTAAATACAGATCCAACTTGAGAACCTACTTCAGAACCGATATTCTGACCTAAGAGTAACGCCCAGCCACCTGCTAACCACCCTACGTAAGGAACGCTAGAAACTGCTGGAACGGCAAGACCAGCAGCTAGGCTACTTCCTGCCATTGCACCTTGAGACCGTGCTCCAGCGTCCGCCGCGATACACTCTTCTCTTTTCGCACTCGACTTTCCCTCTTGC